CCGATGCGTGCCACTGCTGTTCATCTACCTTGAAATCGGCTTGTGAAGCCGTTATGTCGTTTATCTCCGTCTCTCCCTGCTCGTTTTGGAACTCTTCATTTATGAGCATGAAATCGACATCACCCTTGTTCCCGGTGATCCGGACCATCTTGGGTTCGTCGTAGAACTGCTCGATGAGGGAGAGTTGCTTTTCGCCCTGGATCTGAAAGCCGTACCTGTAATTATCGAATATCTCGACGGTCGTAATGGCGCCCTGGCCCTGGCGTGATTGAATGGCGAGTCCCGAAGCGGCGTTTGTCTCCCGGCCCATGTTTTCATCGGTTACGCCGGAAACGTCCTGGATGTACTTGGCATCATCGTGCATGAGCGCGACTTGCTCTTCCACCATGGCGGTGTTGTTTCGTATCTCGAATTTTTCAGTTCCGGGCTTGAGCTTTACTATCCCATCAGGGCGGGCCACTTCCTCGGCCAATTCATCCCAGTCGTCCACGGCGTTGTTGCTGGCTATTACCTGGTTCGTCGATAAAATAAAAATCGCCTTGGACAGCCGCTTGTTCAGGTCCTCTTGCGGGCTGCGAAGGTTCCGGGGAACTCCATAGGGGGTATTGTCGCGCCCCCTGCGGTAACACCAGATCGGGGTGAACGGAAACCTGTTATGCCTGTACGGACTCGGAATGTCTTGAAGCAGAAAATCAGGTACAAAGATCGCGCATCGGACCATCATTTTTTGTGCGTCAACCGTCGTGGCGTATTGTTGTTCCAAAAGCATCTGATGGAAGGGATCGCTTGGGTTAAAAACTTCTCCCTGATGCCTCGGAAATCCGTGAAGTATTTTGACGTTGGCAGGCTCTCGATACCAGCATTCGATCAGCCTGACGCGCTCGCGCCGGTTATTAACATTGAAAATATCATCGAAAAGCGTCTGCTGATAGTGCCCCCGGCCCTCATGTATCCGGCCCCGGTTCAGCCAGTAGAACTCATCGTCGTCTGTCCCGTAGAGATTTGAGGCTATCGCTGCTGCCTTGACCTGGTTCGCCCTGTCTGGAAACATTGCCACGGCAATATCAAGATCCGTCCATTTACTCCGGAAAATATAGCGGCCGTCCTGCACGTCCCGCTTTAGGGCAAGGTGGTCCCACCACATATTGCGCCAGGATTCATACCCAGACATCAACGGCTCTTCCTCCGGGTCCTTCACGATAGCGTCTTCGAGCCAACCGACACCGACCTTAATGGAATCCTTGAGAGCGTATGACCTGGAAAACTCGGCCTTATTCACGTCCTGGACATATTTCAGGAGGTCCTTTTTTACTTCGGCGGACCTGATTTGGTCCTTGTGGCGGGGAAGCACGTTAAAATCGGTGCGCATCTTCACGCTGGCGCCGTATATCCAATCAACAGCCGTTTTTATCAAATTGCGCTGAGAAGGAATTTGCCCTCGATCAATCAGTTCGCGCCTGTCCTCATCGCTCCACTGATGCCCGTCATAATGTTCCTCGTCGATTGCCATTTCATAACGGCAGTCGGCCAGGGCCTGGCGCGCCTGCGCCCACCATTCGGAAATCTTATTGAGCCTCTTCTTGGACTCAGTGCTGTCCATCGGATGAACGGACAAGGGTTGAGCTGCGTCCCTCGGATCAAGCGGGATGCTCTGCGGGGCTGGACTTATGCTGATATTCTCGAATGGAGGCATATTTTTACCTTATTTGAAACTGCACCCATAAAAGAACAAGCGCGGATCAGTGACCGTGTGCTCATCGGCCAGATATTTTACAAGAGGCCACCGGGCAAATCTGAGAAACACGACGATACACCGGATAAGCCTGGAACACTCTTTGGCGCTTACAAACCGAAGCTCACCCCACTGGTCTTTTTCAGTTTCGTACATCAGGTGCATCTCAAGCCGATCAAAAAAGCGCAAAATCTTTTTCATGGTATTTCTCCTGCGTCCGGGCAATAAAAAAGAGAGGCAACGGTGGATGCGGCACCGCTCTGCCTCTCTTCTTTATTCTATTCGCCGCTTTCAGCCCGGCCGGACCTCAAGCAGACCCGGATTTTATGTTAGTTCAAATCCCTCCGTACAGATTTCTCAACATCGTCTCTCATCTCGTCCGTAACATCAAAGGTGAACTTCTGACCGCCTGCGATCACTGTACCTTCCCCTATTATGCGGGGCTTGTCATCAAAAATGACTTCCCGAGGCGGCATGTGAATCAGTTCTTCCAGGCCGTCTTGAATCAAGTGCCACATTTCTAAAAATCGACGGGGTGTAAGCTCACCTAAGCGTAATACTTCGCAAATCATTAGACAGTATTTGCGGACCCACGCTTCATTATCTCCCCGGAAAAGAAAGGCCAAATTGAGCGGAATATCGAAGCAGATCGGAACATATTTAGTAAACGGAACTGCAACGAGCGTCGGCGTCACCTTGGGCCGGAGCCTCATTACAGGTTCATTGTCTTTCGGGTCGTAGTCATATTCTCTTATGAGATCGCCAACTGCCATCAGTTAATTATCCTCGTCAGTTTCAGTCCCAAAACAATCAGGTCCGCGACAATCAGAATCACCAGGGGTCGCGTCGATAGAGCCTGGGTGAAACTGATGTTTGCCGCAAAGAACAGAATGTCGCTCCACATTTGGATTTTCCTCTATAAATTTCATATCGTCCGGCAAATGGACTGAGCACCAGATGAAGGACATTACGGCAGTTCCTCCGTGCCCGACATGCTCCGTAGAGTCAAAACCCCGTCCTTATTCGATACAACCTCGAATTTGCCCGGCGTGGCTTGTCCCAATGCCTTGAACAATTCCCCGGCGTATTTGATCCCATAAATAGTGAGGGTCCCCGTCTCGTCATCCACGCTTACGTTATCGCTCAGTTTTTCGCTCATACCACCATCCCGTCCCGTCTGCGGTGCTTCCGCTTCCTGTGCATCCTCGGAGACACAGAGGCAAATCTCAGGCACATAAGAGCATATCTGCTCGAAGAAATCAGATCGTCAAAAAGCAGAACGATCCGGCCGTCTTTGCGATGGTACATACGCATCTCTTCGAAATAACCTATTAAGTGCTCAAATACCTTCCAACGTCCGGTCTGCATGCGGTCAAGCATTTCCAGGACCCCGGCCTCAACTCCCGTCGTCCCGTTGGGAAAAGTAAAACTCAGGTTGTTTGATTCGACCAGCATATTAAGACCGTGTTCTCTGTATTGATTAGCAAGAGCTTTACCGCTGCCGGGATCGTGCTTGCCTCCATCATGGGGCCACGCCCAGGGAAGCCAATCGCCCCAAGGCTTCAAGGCACTGGCGTGAGTAGCGGTGGGTGAGTCCATCTTAATGTCGGCTCCACGTCGTTTATACGCCGCCGTGACATATATGGTATCCGTGTCTCTGTCCCATGCGAGCTTTGTGGCCGCCGTTGGGTGGTCATACCCAAAATCAAGGCCCCCGATTTGCGCCCAGTGAGGCGGGATAGGAAAAGCTTTAACTTTAATTTCCTCTTCCGCAATAGGGAAAACGAGACCGCTCCCCATGATCGGTATTCCCTTGGTTCTGCAATCCCTTTCATGCTCAGGGTAACTATCCGCAATCTGCTTGCGTTCCTCCGGAGTGTAGAATGTAGCGTCGTCGAGGACGATATTTACTTCGGCCCGGTCCTCGGACTCTTCGGCCATGAAACGAGCAACAACCTTGGACATGCCGAGAAGCGGGGTAAGCGTCAAATAGACTGGGCCAAGGACTCTGTTGGTTCGAGTAATGCCCTCAAAATAAATATCCTCGGGCGGCTCTTCGTCGAACCATACAAAATCAACGGTTTCGGCCTGCCACTTCTCGCGTCCCTGATCGTAAGAGTTGAAATAAAGGACCGATTGGCCGCCCGAAATGTGTTTTACAACAATGGAATCAAGAGCATCGGGCACGCCGGCCTTGCGCGACCAGGTAAGAAGACAATCTTTCGGTATGGTTCCCGTTCCCCATTGCTTCTCGTCTGTGGGTTCGCCAACGAGTATTCGCTGCACTCCTTTTCTCGTAAGCTCACCCGTTTTGGAACCGGCTATCCCTCGTGTTGGCCTCTCGAACCGTTTGCCTTGCCACCAGGCAGGATATTCGCCAGTCAGATGGTAAGTAGTCTCGCAGCCAGCCGCTAAGGTCTTTCCGATTTGATTGGCCGCCCTTATTGCCCGTTCTCGCTTTGTCCTGCCCAGATCGTGAAACAACTTCTGCTTCGGATACGGTTTGTAGAACTCTATCTTTCGCTCAGCCTCAAGTCTCTTGGTCTCTTCCAGGATGCGGATAAAGTCGTTCTGCTCTTCCTGCGGAAGCTGGTGGAAAACCTCCTGGTCGATTTCCAGTTGGCTTGGGCTGAGCATAATGGTTTTACCTCGTGGCCGCAGTGTCCGCTGCAGGCGCGGTTGCCGTTTGAGCCGGTCTGAACATTATGCGCATTGTTTCAATCCACATCCCCGCACGGGGGACGACTTCGTAAACTCGGTTACATAAACCGTTGTCCTTTTTTGCCCCTGGTGTGGGGTCAGGGCACCAGGGGCAGCGGCGGATAAGTGCATGGATGTATGCCTCTAATGATTTCACGCCCAAGACATCTTGTCAACAGAAAATTCGGAAATATCGTGAAAATTATTAAATAGCGGCACTACCTTTCCCCCGAAAAACTACGCGGTGGTTTTTGGAGGCAAAAACCACCCCTCCAACTCCTTGACTTATGCCAACTATCCTCCTATTTTGTATATAACTTAACGTAAAGCTCAGGAGGGCTCGTTATGACACCCGGAACCAATTTTAATCACCCTACGCCTGGATCGACAATCAAAGTTGCTCCCATCACCAACCTCAAAGACATCCAGCGCATTAAAAACGACCTCAAAGAACAACCCCGAAACCTCGCCCTCTTCACCCTCGGCATCAATACCAACCTCCGCGCCTCCGATCTCATCCGCATCACCGCCGGCCAGGTCCGCAACCTCCAACCTATGGGCGAATTCAGCATCCGCGAAAAAAAAACGGGCAAGATCCGGCGAATCAACCTCAATAAATCCTGCATAGACACCGTTCAAAACTATCTTGCAGCCGTAAATCTCAAAGACGACGACGTTCTCTTTAATCTCACCGTTCCCTCCGTCAACCGCCTCGTTAAGCACTGGTGCGAATGGGCAGACCTCAAAGGCAACTTCGGCGCCCACACGCTCCGCAAAACCTTCGCCTATCATCAGTATTTCACCTTCAGAGTTCCCCTGGCCATCCTTACCGTCATGTTCAACCACCACTCGGAGGCCCAGACCCTCGACTATATCTGCGTCCAGCCTACGCAGGTTATAGATGCTTATGCGAATGAGATTTGAAAGGATTCCCCAGAAGGTGCACAGATACCGCGTTACTGTGTCCCACAATACCTCTGCCTTAATCTGTGACATTCCGTTGAAAAATAGGAAGAAAACGGGGCGGTAGCTCAATCGGTAGAGCGCTCGTTTCGTAAGCGAGAGGTTGGGAGTTCATGTCTCTCCGCTGGCTCCTAAAACCCCCAAAATCCCGCCCGAAAAATTGGGGATCGCTTCCAGGAGGCGTTATCCCTCAACCCGAGCTAAGTTAGTGCCTCAGGTATAGATAGCAACTAACCGGGTGGTCACGCTACTTTGAGGGGTGGCGGGGGTCTTGATGGGGGGGCCTGTTTTGGAAGAATTCTTTTGGACCTTATAAGGCTTGGTACACCTGCCGCAGGCCAAGACCGGCCAGGCCGCCCCATGTCGGGCAATTCGGTTAACTTTTAGATTAAACTTAACCTTTCGAATCGGCTTGCGATAAGGGTTTGATCTTAAAAGGGCGGGTCGGTCGGGTTTTCGTTATCATTTTTGACGGACACTGGCATGTCGATGACCTGCTGAGAGGGCAATTTGACCAGTCCC